GAATGAAAAAAACTGTTACCCATGTCCCCGAACATTTGTAACCCTTGACTCCGGTCTATACAATAAGAGGGGGCTGGGGGAAGTTATGAAAAGCCGATCAAAAACAGGCAATTACTACAGAGACAACGAAAGGAAAACCACCATGATAGACGGCGAAAAAATCAACCTGGGCGGCGAGGAATATGTCGTGCCCGCCCTCAACCTGAAACAACTCAAGAAATTCTCTCCACGGCTCAAAGACCTGGGCGGCCTCGATGAAGCGGGCATGGTCTCGCTTCAGGCCGAAATCGTCCATGCGGCCCTCACCCGCAACTATCCCGATATCGCCCTCGACCAGGTGGAAGAGATGCTCGACCTGCGCAACATCGCCGCGACCTTCCAGGCGGTTATGAATCAATCCGGGCTGGAGAAAGCAGCGGGGGAAACAAAGCCGGTAGCGGGGAAATAGACTGGGACGAAATTTATGCGTACCTGGCGGCGGCTACCGGCTGGACATGGGAATACATTGACGACTGCATGACGCTGCCTCGTTTGGCGGCAATGAACAAACATTGGAAAACAACACCTCCGGTACACGTTTCCCTGGCAACGCTCAATTCGGCGCTGCTGGAGAAAGCGCCGGAGGCTGAAACGGGCAATCAGGGCGACGGCAAAGGATTGCAGGATTTTATCGGCGATTTTGTGGCCGGCGGCGGACAGATAAACGGAGCTTTGCATGGCTGATAGCTTATCAGAACTGATGTTTAAATTCGGGGCGGAGACGGGAGAACTCCAAACTGGTATGAATGTTGCCGAATCTTCTGTTGATTCTGCAACAACTCGCATGGTCGCGAATTTTGAGCGCATGAAGTCTGAATGCGTCACAGCGGTCGGCAGTTTGAAATCACAGATTGAGTCCGGCTTCTCCCAGATAAATAAAGTCATGGGCGCTATCGGCGGCGCAATGGATGGCGTGAAAAACATACTTGAGGGCGGCAAAGCTTTCAAGGAAATGGTCGAGGCATCCAAAGCCTGGACCGGTGAAGCGATCAGGCTTTCAAAACAGCTTAACGTAACCACTGAAAGTGCGTCCGCCCTGATGGTNNTGGTCGCCTCCCGCTCCCTTGGTCTCACCAATGAGCAGGTAGAAGAAACCGTCAAGGGATTCGTCCAGCAGGTGAGGGAGAACGAGGTCGGGCTCAACAAGATGGGGATTGCGACCAAGGACGGAAAAGGCCATACCCGCGACATGATGGACATCATGATCGACGCCAACACTGTCTTGCTCGGCTACAAGGAAGGCAAGGATCTCGACGCTGCCGCCACGGCAGTATATGGCCAGGAGATAGTGAAAAATTCCCAGTTCCTGCACTTGAACAAAGCCGCCATGGAAGAGGCGAAGCGCAGACAGGAAGAGCTTGGCATCGAAGTCGGGCCAAAGGCCGTAGCACAGTACAAGGAATATAATNNACCGCCTTTGGTTCCTGGCTCAGCGGCAACGGGCCGCAACTCATGGAAATATTCAAGGGTGCGCTCAACGGGGTAGTTACTGCGTGCGAATATGCGTGCCTGGGTTTTATCGTGCTTTACGAAACGGTGAAAACGGCATTCGAGTTCATTGCAATCGAGATAACCACTGCCGTACAAATCATCAGCAGGGTTATGCACGGCGATTTTTCCGGCGCTGTAAGCGCCTTCAAGAACGGTATTCAAGAGATGTTGAACGCCACCGACAAGTGGCTGGACAAACTGGCCCCCGCTGTCGACAAAACCAATAGCAGTGTAGCCAAGATGTGGGGGTTGTCGCCAACTAAGAAAAGTTCACTGCCTTCCGGTGGTGGCGGCGGCAAAGAGTACCACGGCGGAGGCAAGGGAGAAAAAGGCGGCAAAGGTGGCGGAAGTACTGAAAAATCACGGATGGCTGAGTGGAAAACTGGCCTTGAATCTTGGAAGGAAGACCAAGGCAATTATTTCCGCGACTACACGAAGGTTGAACTCAAATACTGGCAAGATGCGTTGAAATTGACGAAAGAGGGTTCGGCTGAACAGCGTCAGGTTCGCCATGAGATTTCCCAACTTAAGTCTAAGCTGGCTCACGAAGATCTAGCCACTCAACTCCAGGCTCTGAAAGAAGAAAGCGACAATGCCCTCAAAGGCAGCCAACAGCGCATTGAGATTGCCAAGCGAAAAGCTGCGTTGATCAAAGATACCTATCATGAAGAGTCAAAGGAGTATAGGGCCGTCCTTGAGGAAATCCGCAAGCTGGAAAAGGAACGCGATGCAGAAGATGCCAAACGCAAGAGCCTGGTAATTGAAAAGAATCGCGAGATTGCCAGCATCGGGATTTCCATGGAAAGGGACAAGATTTCAGCCCTGAAATCCATGGGCGAAATCAGCGCGCGGGAAGAAATCGAACGTTTGAAGCAACTTGAAGAGCGTATGTTTGCCATCCAGCGGGCGGGGCTTGAGGAAAAAATCGCATTACAGCGGCAGGGTAGCGAAGAAGAGACCAAAGCTATCAAAGATCTCGAAACTGTCGAAGCCAAGCACCTGAAGTCAATGGAAAAGATGAATCTCCAGGCGGCAACTGAAAACAAGCGCCAATGGACGTCGGTTTTTTCCAGCATCGGCGACAGCTTCAGCAATTCGATCAAGGGCATGGTTTCAGGGACGCTGACCTTTCGGAAAGCCATGCAGCAATTGGTAAAAGGCGTGCTGGACTCATTTATCAATATGGGCCTCAAAATGGTCACTGACTGGATTCAGAAAGAGGTTCTGATGACCGCAATAACCAAAATGTATACGGCGGTGAGGACTGCCTTGTTTGGCGAGGCGGCTACGACTAACCTCAACCGCACCGGCAGCCGCAGCAGGCGCGGCATCGTCCCAAGCCAGTATCCCCTATGTAGGGCCAATACTGGCGGCAGCAGCAATGGCATCAATGCTTTCCATGGTGTTGGGCCTGAAATCCGCTGCCGGAGGTTATGAGATCCCCTCAGGCGTCAACCCGGTCACGCAACTCCATCAGGATGAAATGGTTCTCCCCGCCGATCTTTCCAGCGGCCTGAAAAACATAATCCGAAGCGGGCAAACGGGCGATGGCCCAGGCGGAAGCGGCGGTACCCATGTCCACATGCATGTCAATACCCTGGATGCAAAGGGCGTGAAATCGTTCATGAAGGCCAATAAAGCAGCAGTGGCAAGCGCGGCAGTCGCCCATGTGCGCAATATGGGCAGCCTGACACCGGCCAGGGGGACACGATGAGCAATGCCATTTTCCCTACTCTCCCCGGCCTTAAATGGGACATCAAAAAGACACCCGAGTTTTCCACCTGCGTGCAGACATCGGCTAGTGGAAAAGAGAACGTGACGGCGTACTGGAGTTATCCGCGCTGGCAGTTCGAGCTTTCCTACGAGCTGCTGCGCGATACCGGGGTGAGCGAGCTGAAAACGCTGATGGGCTTTTTCCTGCAACGGCAGGGGCGCTTTGATTCGTTCCTGTTCAACGACACCTCGGACAACTCCATCACCGGCCAGCAGATAGGAATTGGAGACGGCAGCGCCACGAAGTTTCAACTGGTGCGGACATTGGGCGGGTTTGTGGAGCCGATGAAAGCCATAAAAGGAACGCCGGCCATCTACCTTGCGGACGTTGCCCAGAGTAGCGGCTGGAGCGTGGATGCCAACGGCATGGTGACCTTTGCCGCAGCGCCTGCGACCGGAGTCAGCATTACCGCAGATTTCACTTACTACTTCCGCTGCCGGTTCCTCCAGGACACGTCGGAGTTTTCGCAGTTCATGTATCAACTGTGGGAAAATAAAAAAGTGCAGTTCAAGAGTATCAAATGATCCAGGCAACTACCGAACTCATAAATCTATTGAATACCTCAGACCAGTTCCTCATGGCCGACCTGTTCACGTTCACCCTTTTGAACGGGACGGTGCTGCGCTACACCTCGCTCGATTGCGATCTGACCGTGAACGAGAATACATTCAGTTCAGCCATTCCCATCAAGCGCGACACCATCTCCATCAAGGCCGGGCTGGAGGTCGACGAGCTTTCCCTTACGATCTATCCGTCTCCATCCGACCTGGTGGCCGGTGTTCCCTTTGTGCATGCCGTCAACATGGGCATGTTCGACGGTGCGGACTTTACTCTGGAGCGGGCGTTTTTCGGTCCGGCATGGCAGACGTTCGTCGGCTCCATTATTCGTTTCATGGGCAGGGTGTCCGATATCTCCGATTTCAACCGCACCGAAATCCCCATGACGGTGAAATCCACCCTGGAACTGCTCAACGTAAAAATGCCGCGCAATGTCTATCAGGCCGGGTGCAGCCATACGCTTTTCGATTCCGGCTGCACGCTCGACAAAACATCGCACGGTGTCGGCAGTTCCGTTCTGGACGGCAGCACAACCACCTCGATCATCTGCGGGCTGACGCAGGCCGGAGCGGTCAACGGAACATTGACGGGTTACGGCATGGGCGCCGGAGACGGCTCGGCCACGTCGTTCACGAAAAACCTGTCGGTCATTCCCACAGC